CGTTGCCGGTCCGTGTAGTGACTTTTACGATCTCAAAGATACCGGATGGCGTAATAATGGTCGCGTAGAAATAGTTGCCGGGTGTCAGTACGGGGAACCGGCTGCCATCGGTAACAGTCATGCTCGTTGCGGCTGCCGTGAGCGGAGCCGTCAGAATGGACGAGACGTTATTGGCGATGAGTACAGTCATTTAGCAGTTCCACGCTCTGAGCGATTTATTTATCCGAGAGTTCGGATCGTTGGCCGTCTTAGCACTCGTCAGCTTCTTCTTCATGCCTTTCATCCGGGCACAGAAGCTGTCACGGCGCGGCCCACCTTCGGGCTGCGGGGCCTTGAGCCCCGGCTTCCCCGGATTGGCAGCGTTATAGGAAGCACGTCCCTTGGCGTTCAGACCGCCTTTGGGGTTCTTGCCTTCCTTACGCGTCCAAGCCGGGGTCTTGGCCACTACTTCTTGCCCTTCATCATGCAACGGCCCATGGCCTTGCACTTGCCCGGATTGGGGCACTTGGAGCAGGGGGTAAACTTCGGCATCGGCTTCTTGGCCATGGTGTGTTCCTTTCTTAGAAGCGGCTAGTTCCGAGGTTAGCTTTAGATGGTGCTGTGCGGCTGGGTGCCGAAGTTGGACCGCTAGAGGGCCCTTTGCTGCTTGTCGTGGAGCGCGACGGACCACTGTTAGCCCCAAGCGGACCTGCTGGTCCCTTGCTGTTGCTTGCTCCGCCCGAACGGGACGGGCTGCTGTTAGCCCCAAGCGGACCTGCTGGTCCCTTGCTGTTGCTTGCTCCGCCCGAACGAGACGGCGTTGTGCGATTGGATGATTGCAAGTCACCTTTGCCGCCTGCGACCTTGGGGCCTGATGCGTACCCGCCAAACGCGGTAACGCCTCGCCCGCCGGTTACAGACATTTTGGATTTAGATGGTGCTGTGCGGTTGGGTGCGCTGAGCGAACCGCCGCCGGGGCCTTTACCCTTTGAATTTCCGGTCATGAGCGGGCCTTTGGGCTTGTCTGAACCCGTGCCTGCCGGAGTGGTCATGCTCGCCAAGGCACCAGCCGGACCAGCGGCACGCATCGCACCGCGAGCAACACCACCAGCAACAGTTTTGGCAGCATTGGCGACCTTTGAAGCCATCGAGGGGGGCTTCGGGCCATAGGCATATTTGCCAGAGTTTATTGTGTATCCCTTATTAGGTCCGGTTGTAATTTTTCCGTATTTGTCTACGTTGCTTGGCTTTGACGAAAATTCGCGGTCAGTAACATCGAGCTTGGGGCGGACATTCTGATTTGCGGGTTTGCGTGCGGAGTCGAGTGTACGCAGCAGTCCCTTATAAGAACTGTCGGGCTTAGAACCAAAAGACTTAACAGTCCCGCGAGTAGCCATCGTGGTATTTACGCCGGGGCTTCTGTTGGGCATCCTCGTTACGTTCTTCGCCATAATCTATCCTATCGAAATTTAGAGGTTTTCTTGGCGATGGTCGCCGGTTGAGGCACGAACTGTTTACCCTTGGCTTTGCCAGAACGCTTGGCCTTGGTTGTAGCAGCATATTCTGATGAAGACAAAGCCTTGATAGCCGCCTCCGGCAGGTATCGCTCGCCCGTCTTGGAAGACGGCTTGCCGGACTTCGTGCGCCATTTCTGCGCCGTCCAGTCCTTGAGCGACTGCTGCGGGTTTCTCACGACGTGTAGCCCCCGCCCTTGGACTTGTACTGCTTGGCCAGAAGCTGTGCCTTACGGGCGGACCACTGCCCTGCCTTGGTACCCTGCACCGGAGCTGCCTTGATCTTCTCGAACAGCGTCTTGCGCATACCGGGCTTGGTGTAGTTGCCAGCCGCATTGACCTTGGATTTGCCGGACTTCATCGCGTCAGCACCTCAATAACCGTGTTCAGCGGCGGAGCTTCGGAGAAAGTCAGGGTCGTGCTAGACAGCGTGTAGGTGCTTTTGTTCTGATAGACGCCGTTGATATGAACGCTGGTCAGATTGCGAACACCGAGCGTCGAAGACAGTGTATAGATCACCGTCGAACCGTTGCCGATAAACGTACTGATGCTGGGCGTGCGCAGTTCTTGGAGTGCAGCCTCAACTGACGCGCCAATATAGACATTACCGGCATCGGCAATATTAATCGCGGACGCATTGTTGGAATCATTCGATACTTCAGCAATGGCATCTTGCACATTGGTCGAAGTAATAGCGCCAGTCGGTGTAAAGCTGATCTCGGAAGCCGCGTTGTACTCCTCAACGAGGTCACGTATGGACTTAGCCGTAATGCGCAACTCGATCCGGCTGCCACTAGGAAATGGAATAGCTAGTGTGTTTTCCTGCGCACGCACAATGGCCAAAACATCGTTAACGCGTGCGGTACACTTGACGATCTCAATTACGCCAGTGGGAGCAATAAGGGTGACGTAAAAATATTCTCCGCCACCGGGAGATGGAAAATTAGCCCCAGAGCCAGCCGTAACAGTCACGGATATGGCAGCAGCACTGAGGTCTCCGACGATCAGGCTGTTGACGTTGTTCTTGAGCTGAATGCCCATGCCTACTCCAAGAGAATGTACGTACCGTCTTCCTGCAGCAGGTCGTCACCGTCCTCAGACAGCAGATTGTTCAGGAGCGCAGATGTCTGCCTCCTTACACGCCGCATGATCAGGACGATGTTGAGCACGTCACCCCCGCAGAACTACAGTAACGTCGATAGCGTTAGCCGCGCCGCCAGTCACAACCGGGCGGAGATAAGCCGCCGCAGTGGTGAACTCAAACAGCCCAGCCGATGTGGCACTCACGACAGTGCCACCCAAATCTTTCATGTCGAAAAATGTAACGCCGTCGTTGGATACCTGCAAGCCGACAGTGGCACCACCAAACGTACCGTCAAACTGGACGGCACCAGCCACAGCCGCCTGTGCGACAACGGGGAATGATACGATGGTGTCACCGGTCACGATATCGGCCCAGATGACACGGGGGATTTTTGCGGACTGCGCCTGAACGAAGTCAAACGCAGGAGAGACGGTCGCCATAGGCTAAGTCCTTGTGGTTATGAGCCAGTCGGACGCACGCTACACCAAATACAATATGTTCGCAACAGGAAATCCCCGGCAACGGGGGCTACCGGGGACATTCACGTCAAAGGAAGGCTGAGCCGGAAAACTCTGAATAACCCAACTTGTAGAAAAAACCGGTAGGTAACTACCGGTAAGTTCAACAGGGAGGAAACGTCACCAAGGGTGGGTGGATATACACCCCGAGCACAATTACCCTACCTCAAATACCCGTTCCGGTCAAGTCCATCCTGCTGCCGAGATGGGCCGGATATTCCGTTTGAAGTTCTGATAGAGTGTATCCCCGCTGACATTGTTCAAATGCAGACAAAGATATTGTAGTGCTTCAGCCACGTGGCTGTGCTTGTTCTTGTCGATCACGTTGTCGCCCGTGGGCTTGTACCGGTAGCCACCCATCATGGCCGCCTTGAGATGCGTGCAACTGGGATCGACCAGAAACGCCGGGTCGCCGTCCACCTGTCGCATGAGATAGTCATCGACGGCGCTGATGCGGGCCGAAATGGCGTTGGTCTTGGCCGGAATGACCTTAAAACCCTCGGCCTTAACGATGTCAACCGCGCTCCGCTCGTCCGTCTGGGCCCGCGCCGTACCTGCCGGATCAACCACGACGAGCACGGGGCACCCCGAAAACCGCTCATACAGCAGCGGTTTAAGCAGCGTCCTGACGAACCGCTGGATACCCATGTCGTAGCTGACGCACTCAGCCATAATCAGTGCTCGTCCACGGGGGTCCTGCTGCCCGATCAGGGCGGCGGGCGTGAGCCCCAAGTCCATACCGACGATGATAGGCCGAATGCCGCCAATGAAAGGTCGAATATGCTCGTGAGCCATATGGTAGTCAGGGCGGAAGTACTTGTAGACAGGCATACCAGCGAGGCTAAGGCCATATTCGCCGTCAATGTAGACGCGGATATACTCGTCTGATCGACCTTGAGTGTCATAGTATCCCTCCGGCAGGTTCTCGATGTTCTCGGCGTAGACACTGCGCCCTGACGGCTGCTTGAACACTTCCCAGCCATTGTCGTTGTAGCTGACGCCATCCGTGGGGTCCAGCTTCTCCATCTGGTAGTACCACCAGCTATCCATGATCGGCGGGTTCGTGTCTCCCCACATCCCATGCCACGTCGGCCCGCCGTCCTTGGACGACGGAAAACGTCCGATACGCTTGGACATCGCGTCGATAATGTCGGGGTGGATGTCCCGGCACTCGTTGAACCACGCACCAGTAAGTTCCAGTGAGTTCAGGTTCGCCACGTCATCGGCGTCATCCAAAGCGCGGAACATGATCTCCGCCTCGACATCCCCAACCTTGAACAAATACGTCTTCGTCGTGCGCATGAACTGTCCGCACGGGCCCGGCGGGAACCAGTCCAGAAACGTCTTTACCGTCGTATCCTGCAACTGCCGCGCCGTCTGCCGAACGATGGCCCAGCGCGACCGCCGCCTGCCAGAGGCGTCAGGTTTCTGCATGGACGCCCGGCGCACGATCTCAAACGAGCACGTGACGCTCTTGCCGGAGCCAACCGGCCCCATGAGGACACGCATCTTGCTGCCGCATTCCATGAACAACTTGCCCGTGGGCGGAGGCGTGTAGCTGATCTCGATTGCCATCGGCTATCAATGCGGCTTGCGCCACCCTTCCTCGTAATCTTCCCTGCGGTCATAGGCGTGGTGCACGTATGTCGTCTCGTCACTGTCGTAGTCAAGTTCCGGGCAGCACCAGCAGTCGCCGTCCCTGTTGAACTCGTGAAGGTAGAGATCGTACAATGGAGCCACGTGATAGACACGTTCAGGTTCCATCGAAATCTCCTCCCAAGATGGCGATCTGGTAATAAATGCCACGCTTGCGGGAACGAATAATCCGGGTCTGGTAACTGATACTGGCCTCGGCAAGACTTCGCTCGATTTCACGTGCCGCCACCGCTGAATAAACCCGAGCAGATAAGCAACCAGTCTCGGCGTCTTCACCAAATACATCCATCAGGGTGTCAGGCAAGATCATCGACAGCAGGCTCGTCGTACTCGTCATGCTCGATAACCTGCGTCGTGTCCACCTCATACTCCACGGGCTGGCCTAGGTTGATCGTGATCTTCACGCCGCCGCCAGCGGTCGCCTCGGCATCATTCTTGGGTTCCAGTCCGCCCCACTTGACCGTGCTCTTGATAAGATCGGCCTTAACGGCTGCAGAGACATCCGGGCTATGTATGAGCGTCCAACTCGTGACAAGAAGTTCCTCTGCCTGCGCCCGAGCCTTCATTCTAAATGTGAGCCCCTTCTCACGAACCTCGCCCCGATAGTGCTCCACCTTCTTGAGGAACACCGGGTCTTTCGAGAAATCCACGAGGTCTGTCGGGCCCAGCCTGTGGCGCTGGACGATCTCCTTGATCGTTTCTCCACTGCCTTCCAGCAGGAGGGCCATGTCAAATGCCAGCCTGTCTGACCACTTGGTGTAATTGAATGGGCTCAAGTCCATGCAGGGAAATATGCTGGAAAGCCGGGTGGGTGTCAACGGGCGGACTGGGTACAATCTAGAGTTGTAACAGGAAAAATGGGTCGCGCCTAAAATTTACACACGCAAAAGTTGAAATTGAAAAAATGGGTCGTAGTTAGAGAGTTTGCCTACAAATGGAGGGGGCCTAGAATTTTCCAATCCATGTGCCCCCCGGTGGGGTACCCCCATGCGGCGCAAGCAAGCGTGAACTGGAACAAAAGGGGTACGGGATAGGCGCGCCCAAAAGCCCGCAGATTGGGGCGTTTTGCAAATTCGGTACAATCCAGCCATATTGGAGATGTCGAAGCGGTGACGCCGAGACGGCCCCGAAAGGGACCGGGCCTTCAAAGGTCCCTGCTGATTGAAAGTGTTAAAAATGACCAACGACAAGCTCTCTTGGCTGGAAATCTCCGTGGCCGATCTGACCTCGGACAACCAGAAGCTCTATGCCACGCTTAAGAAGGCGCAGGAGCAGACGGCCAAGATTAGGTCGGATTTCGAGGCCGCCATTCGGAAGCAGGCTGCTTCCTTGGTACCTGAAGGTAGCGATCTCGCCTTCTCGTATCGCTTTGGTAAGATTTCCGTGGCAATCGTGCCGATGGAAAAGCCCAAGGCCTCGGCCAAGAACACCTTCAAGCTGGGTAAGTAACAATAACGGGTGGCGGGAATAATCCCGCCACTCAACCCCTAAAAGGAAAACCACAATGATCGTCTCTTATTACGACAAGCACGGCTATGTTAGGAACAAGACCGTCACCACGTGGACGCAGGCCATCATGCTTGCCTCACGCAAGGCTTTGGACGCTCGTTCCTGCCCTGTGATCATCGTCTCCGACGAAGGCCACGTCCTTTATCAAGTCAACAAGTGAACCAAGGGGCGGCGCAAGCCGCCCCAACCACTCAGAAAGGTACTGACATGACACTCGCATTCTATCTATTATACATCGCAATCGGTTTGGTCATCATTTACGGGTGGAGGGCGTGAGCCCCCACCTTTTTTATTGTCTTTTACACTGTAAAGTTTGTTTGTTTTTTGCTCTCGCCTTCGGCTCGACTATACGTCGGGGGCCTATAGCTCCGCTGTGTGTATAATCCTGCGTATAATGGCCTCTAGCTGCCTCAATTTGGCCGCAAACTAGGGCAATTGTGGCTTTTATACAGTGTATAATCACAATTCTGCCATATTATACAGCAAAAAGGGGTCAATTGTGGCAGCTATATGGCAAATCCCAACTATCTACGCTGGATTATACATAGATAAATTCCTATTGGCTTACACTTTGTATAATGTAAACCCTGTAAGTGCTTGAAATACCACGGGGACTGCTTTATTATTATTATCATCTATCCAAACTATCTAAACTATATACGTTTTTTGAATAGCTACGCGCCTGATTTGCGTGCTTGGAACAAATAGGGAACTATACATTATACAATCTCCCAATACCCCCGTATAATGTACACTTATACATGTATAACTTTACATGAGTAAAATATCTACTCTCATTTATTTTGGGGCCACATCATCTCAGAAATCGCAGATAGTTTAGATACTTCTATTTAAGGCCCGGTTTTATTGGCTTTTAGCTATCCATTCAACTATCTATAGCCCCATTTATACACAAGGCCCCATAGATAGTTGTGGCATACCAAGCACTTAGCATTTCCCAATCCTCAATTCCGCATTACACTTTGTACACTTTACAGAATATATCCCCATCGTATCAATTGCTGGCTACGTTTTGACGCGGCGGCTCGCCTCGTGGTACGCTGGAAGCCCGGCGAGGACCGGGCCAAGGATGTATATGTCGCAATGTAAAGTCTGCAAGCTACCAATACTGCCCCTCAAACGGGCTACAATAGCAGACACATGTATAACTTGTGGATCACGCGAAGCTGCCAGTGTAAAGTTTACAGTGGTCCCCATGCATAAGAGCAATTATACAGTTGTCACCAACCGTGCCGATCTGATCGGCATCAACAACAAGGGAAGGATGTAAAGATGTATAAGTATGAGATAGAGTACACCGATACGTTTGCAGGTGAGGCCAATTACTGCTGGGTGAAGCGTGATAGCTTCATGGTGTGCAAGGACTGGAAGCAGTCGTTCATTAGGCGCTTTGCCAAGGACTTGGTGGGACTGAAGGGCATCCGTGGGACGTGGGAAGATATGGGCGATACGCTCAAGTTTACCCCCCGTGGGATGAACACGGTCCTGTTTGTCAACTTCGCTAAGGAGGTCTGATATGGGTAAGATGGATAACACCCACGCCATTACGGCGGATATCGTCCACAGGGCGTCTAATCCCACCACTAAGCGGGAAGCCTTCATTAGGCACAACCGTGAGTGGGGTGAGTACATCGTGCAGCACTTCGAAGATGGCAAGTACCTGCACAAGGCAGACTATTACACCCCTGACTGGGATGATGCCCACGATACCGCAAACCACTGGCTTAGGGAGACACTGTAATGGGTACGATAAATGGCGTTACGGCACATGAGACCACCGTTGGCGAGTGCCGCCAATACGTGGAACGTAGGGTTCCCTTCCACACCACCAACAAGCAACTGTTCGGCTACTGGTGCACCTCCGGCGTTTACGCCGTGTTCAGCTATGGCCAGCACTGGCCTCTGTTCGTCTACGAACCGACAACCTCCCGCTGGTTCGCCAATGAGGACAAGTACGGCACCACGACAAGCAAGCACTATGGCAAGGCACATCCCTTCCACGTCACACCTATTCACCTGTCCTGCACTGCAATGAAGAAACTGGTAGCCGCTGGATACACAGCACTAGCAGAGTGGCGGATCACAGATAACGATATGGAACAGCGTGCCGAGCTGTTGGCCGGACTTAGGGGAGAGGCAGCATAGGTCGAAACGGGGTTCTAACCCCGTCTGCTGGTATCGCCAGCACTGATGAGACCACAACAACCAACACAAGGATATATGTTTCAATGCGACCCACACTGCTTAAGAATACCATCAAGTCCCTGTTCCCGGTAAAGCGCACCATTGCCGTGGAGGGTGCACCCGGTGGTGGTAAGACCACCCTGATCCGCGAAGTGGCCAGTGAGCTGGCAGGTGGCACGACACGTCACCACGTGGGCATTGTGGAGGTGTTCAACGACAGGTTCGGCTATGTCGAGAAGCATCTACCTACGATGCTGGTGGAGGATTTCGGTATCCCTGATCTCAGCTTGGGTGGTTCATCGTTCGGCTACAAGGTGCCGGATTGGTTCCCTGCAGCGGATCGGACTGATATCCCCGAGAACGGCATACTGTGCTTCGATGACCGCAATCAGTGCGGTGCTGACCTGCAGAAGGTACTGGCAAACATCTGTCAGGCAAGGAACCTCCATGGTGTCAGGATGAAGGACGGTTGGCAGGTTATCTCCACTGGTAACAGGCAGAAGGACCGTGCTGGTGCCAACAAGGTGCTCAGCCATCTGCGCAATCGTGAGACTGTTATCGAGTTCGAGACACACCTTGACGACTGGACCACATGGGCACTGGATCACGAGGTGTGCCCTGAAGTTGTTTCGTTCATGCGGTTCAAGCCGGACATGCTGCACGCTTTTGATGCCAACAGGGACGTTAACCCGTCACCCCGTGCATGGGTCGAGGGTGTGTCAGATATCATCGGACTGGTGCCCAGTGAGGCCGAATATGAGTGCTTCACAGGTGCCGTGGGTGAAGGCCCTGCTGCAGAGTTCACTGGATACCTGCGCATCTGGCGGAAACTGCCTAACCCTGACGCTATCCTGCTTAACCCCATGACGGCGGAAGTGCCCAAGGAACCGGGCACACTGTATGCACTGGCAGGATCGCTGGCTCACCGTGCCACTGACGCCAACTTCGAACGGGTTTGCCAGTACGTGGAACGTATGCCCCCTGAGTTCAGTGTGCTGGCAATAAGCATGGCAGCACGGCGTGACAGCACTCTGGCCAATACGGCAGCGTTTGCGAAGTGGGCAGTAGCCCATCAGGATGTGCTGTTTTAATAACATGCCCCGCTATCGCGTGGCAGTACCCGCTATCGCGTGGTGAGACCGAAACGGGGGAGCAATCCCCCGTCTGCCAGTAAGGCTGGCACTGATGAGGTCACGATGAGCCCGTTTTGGAGCATAGGGAAAGCAATTCGCCAGACACATGGCGATACGTTTGCAGAACGTATCTACAAGGAATGGGCGGATACGGTGGATGACAACGATGCGGAGGGTTACTACGCCTATCAGCATTGGGTGCAAATCTACCATAAGGATGTTTACAAGAAAGCACTGGCCTATGCCCGTGTGATGGGTTGGGTTTAACAATAGCAACAGGAGAAGTGGAATGAACCTCAATGACCGTGCGCTGCTTGTGCAGCTCAACATATCGCAGTGGACTGCGCGCAAGTATGACAAACGTGCCACCAAGGAAGTGGCTGATACCCACAACGTCAATGCCGTGGTGGGACGCTACAACAAGTCACTGCTGCCGATGAACGACCAGCTCGATCTGGTACACAGGAAGGCCAATAGCATACGTACTGAGTTCTACGAGAACACGCTGCCGTGGGGCATCGAAGGCACACAGTTGCTGCCCACTGCCAACTACTTGGAGTTCATGACCAACTTCCGCAAGAAGAAGGGTGAATGGCAGTGGCTGACCAATGTGTTTACGATGAACTATGCCAGCTACATTGACGATGCCAAGCGTTCACTGGGTTCCCTGTTCGATGCTGGCGATTACCCGCATCCCGATAACATCTCGACCAAGTTCAAGATGGACCTCGCTGTGTTCCCAGTACCGAACAATGATTTCCGTGTGAGCATTGCCAGCGATGAGCTGTCCCGTATCCAGCAAGATGTTGAGCGTAGGGTGCAGGAAGCAAGTGCTTCCGCAATGAAAGACGTTTGGCAGCGTCTGTTCGACAAGGTGAAACATATTGAGGAGCGTCTGGCCAATCCCAGTGCTGTGTTCCGTGACACAATGCTGGAGAATGCACGTGAGTTGTGTGCATTGCTGCCCCGGCTTAACTTCGCAGATGATCCGGAACTGGAAACCATGCGGCGTGAAGTCGAGCAGAAGCTGGTTAGTTACCACCCCGATGCACTGCGTAATGACCCCGATCTGCGCCGGGATACTGCATCCAAAGCAAAAGAGATCATGGACCGCATGGCCGTGTTCATGGGCAATTGACAGGAGAGAAACAGATGAAACATAGCACACTGCCGCTCGACAAGCGTCTGGCAAAAGCCCGGACTGCACTCGTTCTCGAACAGCCGTTCATCGGCACACTGGCGCTCAACATGGAAATCCGTGTGAGTGATCGCTTCCCCACGGCTGCAACCAATGGCAAGTGGATCGACTTCAACCCCAAGTTCTGCGAGGAACTGGAAGATGAGCAGCTCAAGTTCCTCATGGCACATGAGGTGTTCCATCCCATGTTCGAGCACAACTATCGGATCAGGGGTCGCAACCACAAGAAGTGGAACATGGCTGGCGATTACGTCATCAACCAGCTTCTGACCGACGAGAAGATCGGTAAATTTATTGAGGGTGGTCTGCTCAACAAGGCGAC